GGGGGGGGGGGGGGGGAGCCCGCCCGCCGTGCGGCGGGAATGTTCGGCGGGGCCGTTATCCGTATCTTCGGTTCTTCTTCATGAGGCGGGTCGTTTCGGGTTCTTTTTTATTTTTCGTAGATGCGCACGTACATACCGTCGCGTCGGTAGAAGAGCGGTGTCTGGTCGGTCGAGGATTGGAGAAGCTGCAAGGTGCGGTCGAGTGTCTCGTCGCTCAGCGAGAACGTGTAGTGGTAGCGTGTCGCGATCTCTTCGGGACAGTCGATATGGCAGTTGTACCATCTTTCGAGGCGCGGCAGGATGACCGACAGAGGTTGGTTCTCGAAACTCAATGACATGCGCTCGTGCCAAAGCGTGTAGCGTTGGGCGTCTACCCGGCTGACGATCACTTTGCGTGTGTCGGCGGAGTAGGTGAATTTCTGGTCGGGCGAGAGCGTGAAGGTCTGTTTCGTTATTCCGGGGAGGGATACACGTACGCTGCCGTTGCGCAAGATGGCCTCCACGTGCCGGCCCCCGAGATCGGAAAAGACTTCGAAAGCCGTTCCCAGAGCCGTGACGTCGATGCCATTGCTGCTCACGACGAACGGTCGGGAGGGATCTTCCGCCACCTCGAAGAACCCCTGGCCGTTGAGCTCCACCCGTCGTTCCCTGCCCGAAAAATCCGCGGCGTACCGGCACGAGGAGTTGGCTCCGAGCCAGAGGGTCGAACCGTCGGGCAGCGCTACCTGTTCGGTGCTTTGGTTCCCGCTGTACTGGGTGTGGATGATTTTCGGAGCGGGACGCCACAGCAGGTTGACGAGGGTGAGTCCTGCACCTATGGCTAGCATGATTGAAGCGGCGGCGCCGTAGCTCCGGCTAAGCCATGCGGTGCGTACCCCTCCCCTCCGCCGGATTTTTTCATGCGGCATCGTGCGGGTGACGATGCGTTCCCAGATACGGCTTTCGCGCAGGAGGTCGTCTTCGGCCGGTTTTGCGCAACGATCCCATTCGCGCTGCATGTATTGCGTGACGTCGTGCCGCTGCCAGAGTTCCGGCATCTCTTTCTGCGGGAGTTTGCCGGCGAGCAGTTTGCGGACGAGCGTTTTTATATCTGTCATTTCGTGTTTTTTGCGGTATCCGTAATAAATACCCGGCACGGCACCAGATACCCTTAGTGCGTGCGGTAATTTTTGTGATTTTCGGAAAAAAACGCTCCGGTTCCGGTCGGAATGTCGTTTAGCAGACCGGTCCGTCGTTGAAAAGCGCGAGCCAGAGCAGCAGCGCGAGGTTGTCGCGCAGGAAACGCAGCGCTTCGTGCATGTGCGCTTCGACGGTTTTTTGCGAAAGGTTCAGTTCTTCTGCGATCTCCCGGTAGCTCTTGTGCTCGCGGCGGCTCATGTTGAAGACTTGCCGCTGACGGGTGGGCATCAGGTCGATCAGTCGGTCAATGTATTCCGCAAGGTCGCGGGCGCTCACTTCGGATTCGATGTCGTCGGACGATTCGAGGGCTGCGAGGACGGATACCTTGAAACTCAACGGGTCGATCTGTTTATGAAAGCGGTTGAAGATCAGATTGCGCGTGATGATGAAAAGCAGTCCCGAAAAATTGCCGTCGGGGTGGATGCGTTCGTGAATCTGCCACAAACGGATGAACACCTCCTGCACGACGTCCTCCGCATCCTCGTCGTTTTTCAGGTAGAGGCGGCTGAAGCGGAAAACCTGATTCCAGTGGGTGCGATAGAGACTGGCGAATGCGTTGGCATCGCCTTGCCGGAAGCGGTCGAGCATCTGTTCTGTCGGATTCTGAAAGGGTCGCTTTTCCATCGGATGACATGCGGGAGATACGGCGCTTTTCCGGACGGTTAGGGCCGGATCGGTCGATGTTCCCCTGAATGAAATAAGTATTTTAGGCAAAAATATCAAATTATTTGTAATTTACAGGCGATGACGAGTTTTTTTAATGAGCTTGTGATTTGTCATTCGCCGCGTGCTTTTTTCGGCCCGAAAGGTCGATGAGCTTCGCCCGAGCGCCGAAAGATGTGCATTGTGGAATTTCCGACGCTTTTCCGATATTGACGTGTATCTGGAGAAGAAAGATGAGGTCGCTTCTGTGCGGAGGAGTCTTGCCTTGGGATTTTGATCGGAAGTCTTGGTGCGTACGGATGTATACGGTTTATATGAAAGGTTTGGCGGACTACGCCAAAAGAGGCGTATGGAGATGTCCCGATTAAAAAGCCGGTACGCTCATTTTCGAAATAGCGCGCCGGCAGAATCGTATCGTTTTTATCCGAGCCGTATTTCGGAGATGCCTGCGGTTTTTCCGGTTAGACGGCGATGCGGATGTGCCCCCCCCCTCCTGAACTCGCGCAGCCCAGCGACCATACCGCCGTACCCGGCTCGCTGACGTTCTCGCTCGGAAAGCTCGCACCTCAGAACGCGGCCGCCCAACGGCCCGGTTCTAACCAACCAAGTTTCATTCGCGAGCTTGAATAGATGTCATGCGTAATCGCATCGATTAGCTCCGAAGATATGGGTCACCTTATGAAAAACATTATACCATCCGATATTTGGATAGTCATCTTTCCTATGACTTTGATAAGTTTTCGCGGTATTGATGAATTTTGTCTGCTTGCTGATATACTATTGTGTTGTTATTGATTATCAATAGCTTACGACTTAAAAGATAGAATTTTCAAAAATTTACTCGTTTTTTTGTAAAAAAATCAAAAAAATTAACTTTTTTATCGCCTCTCTAAACAGTGGGGAAAAGGTAAACTCCGTCTTCTGGAACCCCGACTTTTGTTGGATCTTCGATCAGAGAGTGAGGGTAAGGTCGGCCAGCAGGACGGCTGTCTCCGGCTCCTCTTTCGGGGCATCCTTGGGTTTCCAGGCCACGATGAAGCTAACGGTCGCGGATTTGACCCGGTAGCCTTTTGTAAACCAATCGGTAAGTGTTTTCTGCATTCGGGTCGAGAGTTTGGCTACGGGGAGGCCTGTTTTCTCGGTATAGAACGTGAAGTCGTGGTATTGCAGCGAATCACCGCTCTGCAGTGCTAGTACTTCGCGTTTGATCCCCTTGAAGAACTCCAGATAGACGTCCCGGTGGGAGAGTTGCAGGACGATCTCTTCGGGCAGGGTATAGCTCCGATCGTCGTGATCGTGACGGTCTGCCGTCAGACGGTCAAAACAGTGTCCGTTGGTATGGATGAACAGCCGGTTCTTGGCACGGGTGATCCCCACGTAGTAGCGGCGCATCAGCTCCGCATTCTTGGTGTAGTTGTCAGTCAGAAGCATGTAGACATCGTCGAACTCGCGCCCTTTGGCCTTGTGGATGGTCGATACCATCACCTCGGAGCCCGAAACATCGCAGAAATCCTCCATTGACGATTCGAAGACGAACTCCTTGAAATCGCTGATGTATTTCGTCTGGTTGAGATGCTCGAACTGTTCGAAGCAGCGCTTCACAAGTTCCAGATTCTGACTTCGCCCGTAGGTATTGCTCGTGGCATGCCTCGCCTCCTCCCAGAGTTCGCCCGGAATCACGGGCGTCGTCACTCGCTTGTCTAGGTATCGGAGGAAATAACGTATCTCGGAGAGGTTCCAGAAGCGGAAGCCGTCCATCGACTGGATCAGTTTGCACGGAACACCCTCCTTGCGTAGAAGTCCGGTCAGGATGACCGCCTCCTCATTCGTCTGGGTAAGGATACACGAGGTGCCCGCATGGCGATGGCAGCGCAACTCGTCGACCAGCGGCTGATACATGATCTCCGACGTGTGGTGAGTGACGCTGACCCACCCCTCTTCGCTGCGCATCGATTTAATCGGCGTGTGCTTCATGCGCTTGGGAATCGATCGTACAAATTCGTTGTCGAAGGTGACGGGATGGCGGGCACTGCGGAAATTGTCGGTCATCTCGATGAAGCGCGCCTCGGGGCGCTGAGCCAACTGGAACATGTAGTCTGAGTCGGATCCCCGGAATTCGTAGATGTTCTGGTCGTCGTCACCCACGGCGATGACGCGCATCTCCTCGTTGCGGGTCATCAGCGCCGTTACGAGGGCATACTCGTCGTCGGCCATGTCCTGTGCTTCGTCGATGACGAGCACCGTCTTGCCGATCTTGTTGGGTTCGACCTCCCCCTGTTCGATCATTCGGGCAGCCCGGGAGACAATGTCCTGGGCATCTTCAAGGTTGCCGATACGCCCCAGCAGGTCGAAACAATAGGAGTGGAAGGTCTTGATCTCGACAAAATGGGCTGCATTGCCGATCAGCACCATTAGTCGTTGTTTGAATTCTGTGGCCGCCGCGCGCGAGAAAGTGAGCATCAGCAGCTGTTCATGCTTGACATCTTCGAGCAGAAGCAGCGATGTCAGTTTGTGGACCAGTACTCGGGTTTTGCCGCTGCCGGGTCCGGCCGCAACCACGATGCAGTGGGACTCTTTGTCGGAGATGATCTCCATCTGTCGCGGGGAGAGCGACCCGAAGAGCTGCTCGTATTTCTTGGGCGTCAGGTTGCGCTGGATCTCGTTGATGCGTTCGCCGCGGAAGTATTTTGCGATGAAACGCCGGTAGTCCATCTGGAAATAGTCCTGCACGAACTGCAGCGCCGCATTGTAGTCCTTGACCATCAGATTAGCATACTCGCCCACGATGTGGACCTGCTGGATCTTCTGTTTGTAGAAGGCGTTGAGTAACCGGTAGTCGTCGACCTTGTAGCGCGACTTGTTGTCCTTGATCCTGCGGATGTCCATCGCGTTGTAGAGGACCAGAAATCCCCCTTCGAGCTTCAGTGCCCCGATCTTCGAGAGATAGAGGAGTGCCTCCTCGACCTCGCCCAGCTGCAGGTCGTTCCGTTCGAAGAGCATCGTCCGGTTGTCGGCCTTGAATTGATTCAATAACTCGACGATCGAGAACTGCACGGCATTGTCTGCGACGGTGTGTTCCTGCCCGGTGGCGTTGGGTTGCATGAGCGTACGCGTCAGCTCGGCGGCCTGACGGTAGAGCCATCCGATGGCGAAGCGGCAGATTTCGGCCCGTTTATCGAACCGGGCCTCCGTTGATTGCTGGTCGGTCTGTTGCCGAAGTTGCAGGTTGTGGTCTGCATCCTCCTGTTTGCGGAGGTATCCCTTGACCGTAAGGAAATAGAGCAGAGTCCGGATATCCTTCTCTTTTGAGGTGCCGATTCCCTCCTGGATGGCATCCTCGTTCAGCTGCTTGCAGGAGATGCAGAGCCCCTCCTCCGGGATGCGGTGGAGCAGGTAGCGTTCGAGCTGGATGAAGCGTTCGAGCAGCTGCTGCGACTTGCGCTCCGAATCCCCTGTTCCGAGCAGATAGGCCGACAGATCCTTGCTATCGGCCAGAATCCCCTCTTGGCGCATGCGCTCCACGGCGGAGATAACCTCGCGCTTGCTCATGCCCAGAATGTCGGCTAGGTAGTCGATTCGCGATTCGGCCTCCGAGTCCTGCGCCTTAGCGATATACTTTTTCGAGATGAGTGACTTGATGATGCGGACCGCCTGTTCGGTCTCCTTGCTGTCGAACAGCGGTGAGGCCGTCAGCCGTCGGCGGGCTTCGTCGAGATTCCGCGCGGTGATGCCCGTGGCGTAGACGTGGGGAACGTTGTTACCCCGTTCGAGGTAGCCGGCCTGTTCAAGTGCTGCAAGTGCGGTTCGTACCCGGGTCTCGATGTCGGAGCCCGAACCGTCCCAACCGGCCTGACGCGCAATCTCCAGTGCCGACGAATTGACCCGCATGCGCTGGCGCGTGAGTTCCTTCACGGCCTTCCATACCTGCTGGATCTCACCGATGCTCAGCTTCGTCTGGTTCAGCAGGATGAAGTGCTTGTCCAGATCGCTGTCGCCGTAGAGGACGTAGCAGCGGGCATGCAGATGGGGGTTGCGGCCGGCGCGTCCCGCCTCCTGTACGTAGTTCTCCAGCGAATCGGAGATGTCGTAATGAATCACCAGCCCCACGTCGCTCTTGTCCACACCCATGCCGAAGGCCGACGTGGCGACGATGATGCGTACATGGTCGTTCATGAAGGCCTCCTGGTTGGTGATTTTCTCGTCAGAATCCATCTTGCCGTTGAAGGGAAGGGCCCGGAAGCCGTCGTGGGTGAGGCGTGACGCCAACTCCCGGGTTCGACGAGTTCGCGAAACATAGACGATGGTCGGACATTGTGAGTCGGCAATGAGTTCGCGCAGCCGCTGGTATTTCTCTTCGTCGTTGTCGACGTGCAGCACCGAGTAGCTCAGGTTTGTACGTGTGGCTTTCGAGGCGAAGAGCTCCAGATTCAGATCCAACGTCTGTTTGAAGTAGTCGCGGATGTCCTGGATCACCTTCTGTTTGGCCGTGGCCGTGAAGCAGGAGACCGGGATCGGGAGTTTGCTTCCCTTTTTCTGCTGGTATTTGCGAATGAAGTGGCCGATATAGAGGTAGTCGACCCGGAAATCCTGTCCCCACGACGAGAAGCAGTGGGCCTCGTCGATGACGAAGCGGACGACGTTGCGGGCAAGGAGAATGCGTTCGATCGTTGCCGAGCGGAGCATCTCGGGCGAGATGTAGAGTAGCGCAGCAGTTCCGTCCTGCACTTTCTCGATGGCCAGTGCCCGTGTGATAGGGTCCAGCATGCCGTTGATGGTGACGGCCTCGGTGATGCCCCGTTCGGCGAGGTTGTCCACCTGATCCTTCATCAGCGACTGCAAGGGCGAAATTACTACTGTCAGTCCGTGGACAGATAGTCCCGCCATGAGTGCCGGCAGTTGAAAGGTGAGCGACTTTCCACCGCCGGTAGGGAAGATTGCCAACAGTGAGCGTCCCTCGACGGCCGCCTGTGCAGCCCGCTCCTGGAGTGGTTCACCTTCGTAGGTACGGAAGGCATTATAACCGAACAGCGACTTGAGGCTACGGTGGACGTCGAGCTGGGAGTTGCAGTAGGTACAGCCTGCTAGGCAGGGGGTGTACCGCAGCTTCTTGATGATGAATTCCACGCTCGGATAGTTGTGCAGTACCCATCCCGGCGTGATGGAGCGATGATCGGTCGTGTCGATTAGCGCCAATGCGTAGGCCAGTTCGCAGGGGTAGTGTTCGATCAACGGTTCGAGTTCGACGTTCTGGCAGATGCGGCCTCGGTAGACGGTTGCGATTTGTTCGCGCAGGTCGCAATTTTTCAGGCCGGCTCCCATCAGATCGAGAAATCCGTCGAACTCCGGCTGATCCCTCAGCAGTGCGGTGAAGAGCCTCCGTTTCTGTTCGGGCCATGCATCCCAGCGGGCCATCTCGTCCAGAAGCAGATCACGGGCCTTTTCACGGTCGTTGACCGGGTTGTTCATTTGGTCGCTGAGCAACTTATCATCCTTTACGAGCCGGTGATAGGGACGTTCAGGAAAGAGCAGGGGCGAGAGGTAGAGCGTGTCGACCAGCCGCCAAGGAATTTGTCGATCCTCAAAGAGGTATTTGGCATCGTGGTGGATGATGTTGTGACCACAGAGATACTCCACACGCTCGAGGAAGGGTAGCAGCTCTTCTTTCGAGGCTTTATGGAAGATGGCCCCGTCGTAGCGGAGTGCCCCAATGTCGTGAATCCGGTGGTCGGTCAGTCCGATCTCAACGTCCACAATCGCATAACACAACGGTCCATACCGAAAGGGCATGAGGCTACGGATTGGATTCGATGCCTCATTGGAATCCGTTTTGGACAGGCTGTTCGATATGGGGTTCTCCTGCATGGAATTAGGAGTAATTTACAGTTTATTTTACAAATATAGAATTTTTTTGTTTATACATTGTGTATTACACTATCCTGTTTGATTGTATTCTTAATTAAGTTTGTAGTCAGATCTTATCTAACTTTAACATTATGGATGCAACCTTTTCATCGGCTCCATCCAAACAGAGGGAAAAACATCCTTGTAGACCTCGATACATTCCGTTCAGGGCGGGTTTATTTCGCCAGAATATACTATAAAATTGGAGGTGAATCCGCATATGTTTTGCGAGTCATTTTGTGGGTAGATTGGGACGGAATGATTGACTTATCAATCCGGTAACTTATATTTTTTTTTGCAGCCAAAAGAGAAAATGGCTGGAGCCATTTCATCATGGCGAAGCCATCTCTTTTCTTCCCTTATTTTGACTTTACTTTATTGAACGTATATGTGAATACGGAGATAAAGTAAAGTTCTTTTTCTTTTGGTGAGGCAAATGAAGCGAGGAAATCAAATGTCAAACAATGCACAAATAAACCGCTAATAAAGTCAAATAAACATCTATTAATGAACGATTAACGCCTCCTATTAAGGGGCGTTTCTTTTTACATACGTTGTATTTGATTTGTCGATTTTTTGTTGTTAATTTGTTGCTCGAAATAATTTGAGCAACAAAAGCAACAAATATGGGAGCAGCAAAAGAACCTATCCGCCTCCGGAAGCGGACGACGCCGACAGGCAATGTGTCGTTATACCTGGACATATATTTGAACGGCAAGCGGTCGTATGAATACCTGAAAATGTATCTCGTCCCCGAAAAGACAAAAGCCGACAAAGAGAAGAACCGGCAGACTTTGCAGCTGGCCGAAGCCGTCAAAGCGAAACGGATTGTCGAATTACAGAACGGCGAATTTGGGTTCAATGCAGCGTACAAACTCGAAACCAATTTTCTCGATTATTACCGGGCAATGTGCGAAAAACGACACGGGAGCACAGACAGCAACGGGAATTGGGGAAATTGGCATAGCTGCCTGAAACACCTCGAACGATATTGCAAACCGAACACCACGTTCAAGGACATTACGCCGGAATGGATAGAGGGCTTTCGGGAGTATTTGGATAAAACCGCCCGTTGCAGGGATAAGCGCAAGAAGATAGTAACGGACGAGATTTCAAAGCCGTTGTCGCAAAATTCCAAAGTAAGTTATTTCAACAAACTGCGGGCATGTATAAATCAAGCGTTCGACGACCGCATTATGCCCCATAACCCCCTGCGGGGTATCGAGGGGTTCAAAGCGGGGGAATCGGAACGATGCTACCTCACCCTCGACGAAGTAAAGGCTATGGCTGCGGCGCATTGCAAATACCCTGCTTTGAAAAAGGCGTTTATGTTCAGTTGCCTGACAGGAATCCGTAAGAGCGACATCGAAAAAATGCGGTGGAAAGAAGTCCAACAGCACGGGGAGTTCACCCGTATTATTTTCAAGCAGAAGAAAACGGGCGGGCAAGAATATCTCGACATCAATCCACAGGCAGCCTCCTACTTGGGCGAGCGAGGTAAGCCCGACGACAGAGTGTTTGTCGGCTTCAAATATAGTTCCTATATGATAACGGAGTTAAGAATGTGGGCAGTTCGTGCTGGTATAACAAAGGATATAACCTTTCATTCAGGCCGGCACACTTTCGCCGTTTTGATGCTCGACCTCGGAGCAGAAATTTATACCCTGCAAAAATTACTCGGACACAAAGAGATTCAGACCACCCAAATATACGCCAAGATTCTCGACAAAAAGAAGCAAGAGGCCGTGTCGATGATACCGAACATATTGCCGGAAGAAACCGACAAAGAATAGCGGCTACGGCGTTTTCCTGAACATTTCTCCCTGCCCCGTTAGCAACCAATGGGCGGACACGCCGTAATCTCTGACAAGGTACACCAACCACGGTAATTGTGCGCTATTCTGCGTGGTATTGGGATTTTTCGCTTCGAGGGCATTCAGGTTCCACCGGTTGATATTATATCGGTCGGTAAACGTCTTTTTCCCTCGTATCACCCCCTTTGCTTTCAGGGCGTATAAAGCCTCGAAAAATCGGGCTGTTATTTTTTCGTTTTCGCTTTGATGCATATCTTTTCTGAATGGGCGTTTGCGGCCTTGAATTTTGCGTCTATTTTATTTTCTCGCTCCTGTAATAATCTTTGCCATTTTGCAACCAATTCGGGGCTGAAATCGGGCTTTTTGTGTCCGATAACTATCAACTCGTAGTCTCGCAACTCTTCGGGGGTCATTACAGGCATATATTTCTCAATGTCGAGCAATGCAAGCATATTTTCGAGCATTGTTTTCCGAATGTCCGCATACTTGGGTTCTTCAATCATATCCCCCTCGCCGGTCAAAAACCAACGGGCGTTGATGTCAGGCAACTTCGATACGATTGTCATTACCGGCGTGATACCGAAATTTTCCCCTTTTAGCAACTTGGCAAGATATTGAGGCGTCCAGCCCAACAAATCAGCAAACTCCCGTTGTCGCCCGCCTGTTTTATATTTGATTATTTCGAGTAACCTTGTGTTCATAAATTTCAATATAACGGTACTTTATATCGGATTTGTCCGAACTCTATTATCCTGCAACGGCAGAGGTGGCATTGCCTCCCTGCTGGGCAGGCATTTTTTTGCCTTCCGCAATTTGCTGTTTCAACAAGGCAACCAACTCGTCTATCTGCTTGTCCTTGCTTTTCAGGCTTTCGGCCTGCGTTTGTATCACCTCCCAAACATTTGCCGGAATAGTTACGACACTTGTTCCCGCCTCCACGGAGTTCAGCATATTGCCCTCGCCTGTCATTATCCAAACTTCGTTTATATTTCTATCGACAGACGCCAATTTCTGCACAAATCTTTCCGACAAAGGCACTTTTCCATTTACTATCTGTGAGAATGATGACTTTGTATAGCCTAACTTCTCGGCTAATTCTCGCTCGTTTTCGGCGTATTCCATAAAAACGAGCCAATTTATCACCTTTTTAACCCTTTGTGTTTCTGTCATTTGCAAACTAACTTAAAATTAAATCGCAACTTTGTGTCGAAAATTTTGTTTTAAATCGAAACAAAGTTTATATTTGCACACGGGTTTTAATAAAACCGCATTCAAAAATATGAAGAAAAATTTGAAATCGAAAATAAACCAAACAGTAAATGCAAAAATAATGGAACAAAAGGTTTTCAAAACGGCCTATCAAGAGGAACAGGAAGCCAAAGATATGGCTATCTACAACGAATGGAACGAGTTAATGTCCGTTCCCGGACAAAGTGCAACAGGCGTAACCCAACATTTGATGCAGAAGTACAACATCCATTCTTCATCAACTATTTGGGTTATGCGTAAAAGAGCCGAAAAACGGCTTAAAAGGGAGGGAAAATTATGAGTACAAAGTTAAGCCCCGAAGCTGCACGAGCCAAGTACGAGTACAACAAGAAATACCAGCAACGGTATTGGGAGAAAAAAGCTGCGTCAAAACGGGCTGCTGCCCAACAACAGATACAGACGGAACCGGTTTCGGTTTCCCGCAATGGTATGGACGACCAACGGTACATCACGGCTCTCGAAGCCTCGAACAAAACACTCAACAGCGAAAATCGACGGCTCGTGAGGCTTTTGCATAACTATCAGAAAATTATCGCTCAATCAACGGTTGCGGCTTTATGAAAAAGAACAAACAGACAATCGCAAAATATACCCGCCTGTATGCAATAGGCTTATGGGGAATCCTATCCATCATTTGGCTTTCCGGCGAACCAATAGACGATATGGCTTTGGGAAAATTCTGCTTGCTGAAAGGAATTGGGCTGGCATCGCTGGGGTTATGCTGCCTCGTAGGAAAAAGGCTCGATAAAGCAGGACTGCTGCCTGATATGGACGATGAAAATGATTGTGAGATATGAGTTGCCCGGTATGTAACGGATACCCCGGTTGCCCAAGTTGCACACCGGAACCTCGAATGATAACCTGCCCTGCCTGCAACGGAACGGGCGAAATCTACTACAACGAGAACGGAGACCGAATCTCCGAGGAAGAATACGCCCTGCTGCCCGCCGATGCAAGAGAGGTTGAAAGTTGCGAAGAATGCTACGGGGCAGGTAGCATAGAAGATATTTACGGACTTGATTATGACTAACGCAATGAATGATAAAGACAAACAACACCGCTCGGAGGAATTTCAAGAACTAACCTCCAAAATAGACCGGCTCGAAAAAATAGCCCTATTGGGGGCAAAAAACGTCCTGACGATAGATGATGTTGCCCTAATAACAGGGTTCACGAAAGGGCACATATATCGCCTGACAAGCGGGCAAAAAATCCCGCACTACAAGCCCAACGGACGTACTCTCTATTTCAAGAAAGAGGAAATCGAAGATTGGATGCTGCAAAACAAGATACAAACAAACACCGAGATTGAAAGTGCAGCCACCACCTACACAGCAATCAACAAAAAAAAGTGAGTTATGGACGATAGCCTCAATACAGCGAAAGCCCGCATCCGGGCAGCCTTTGAATCCGGAATCAGGATGACAACGGCACAGGGAAACCGCATCGGCAAAACCGTCGATTTCCGCAAAATTGTATCGCTCCTCAAAAGCGAGGGATTCGACATACAAAGCTATTGGAACGAAAAGGACGGGCGGCGTTGGAAAACCTACTACCACCAATACCCGCTGCCGCAGAAAGGGACACGCATGAATGAATTGGGGCAATCCAAACTGCAATTATAAACCGGCTGGGGAGGCGAGGCGGCATTACGCTAAGGTGGTGATTTAAGTGCGCTCACGGACTTCGCCACCTCTATTTCGCAGGTTCGAACCCTGCCCCCAGCGCAAGCAAAGCCCGAAGCTGTAAGAGGGCAAAAAAAATCAGCAATTATGAGTGACATCATCGAAATCAAACAGGCTGAGATGCTGCAAGCAATCAACCGGGCGGAGGTAGATACCCAAATCGCCACCGCAAAGCAGTACCCTCGTGATATTTACGGGGCATTGAACAACATCAAGACAATCGCCACGCTCGACAATTCGACGGCAGAAGATTGTTTCTATGCCCTGCGCCGACAGGGGACACTCATCGAGGGCGTATCGGTACGCCTCGCAGAGATTATCGCCGGAGCGTGGGGAAATATGCGGGTACAAACCCGTATCATCGGCAACGACGGCAAGACGATCACGGCACAGGGCGTATGCCATGACCTTGAAACCAATCTTGCCGTTTCGGTCGAAGTGAAACGCCGTATCACGGACAAAAGCGGCAAAACCTACTCGGAAGATATGCAGGTTACAACCGGCAACGCAGCATCGGCAATCGCTTTCCGAAATGCAGTTCTGAAAGTAGTTCCCAAAGCCGTAACAAAACGGGTCATCGACGAAATCAAACAGGTTGCGCTCGGCAAAGCCATAGACCTCGAAACCCGCAGGCAGAATATGATTGCCTACTTCGGCAAACTGGGTGTATCGCAGACGGACATCCTCACCTACTGCGGCGTGAAACGTATCGAGGAAATCACCAGCGAAATGGTGTTCGAGTTGAGCGGCTTGAAAAACGCCATAAAGGAGGGCACAACGACCGTAGCCGAAACATTCAAGCAGAACACCGCCGACGCAGAGAAGTTGGCCGAGGACGCCCGAAAACAAGCCGAGGCCAAACGCCGCAAGGTGGCAGAGGCTGCCGCCCCCGCCACGGCCGCCACCCAACGGGGCGG